GGAGGGCGCCGGCCGCAAGGGTGTTGTAGTTGACGGTCTGGCCAGAGCTCAGCGTGACGTCGGCGAGGTAGCACTGGCTTGCGTTGCCGGTGCTGGTGCCTTGGGTCCAGAATCGGCCGCCCGTGGCGTTCTCGAGCTTGGCCAGGATGGCGCCGGTGATCGGGCTGGAGGGGGTCAGGTCAGCCTGGGCGATGATGCGCAGGGAGACGGCGAGCGACGTTGCCATCAGGTGCCTCGGGGAAGGGAGAGGGTGAAACGGAGCTCGACCTGCACCCAGGCGTCACCGGCCGGGGGGAGCGACATGATGTAGCCGGTGGGGACGGCGCGGACGCCGTTGGGGCCGCTGTAGGTGGCCAGGAGCTCGAAGAGGATGCGGGCGCTGGCGTGGATGCGGGCCTGGTCGCTGACGTCGTGGTCAGGGCGGTAGCGCAGCGCGTAGACGATCGCAGCGTCGTGGGTGATGCGGGAGCGCTCGAAGGTGACAGCGCCGCCGAGGTCGAGCCAGAAGCCGAGGTCTGCGGTGATCCCGTGGGCTGGCGTGGCGCGGCGTGCACGGGTCCACCCGGCGCCCTGTACGGTCGCGGGGTCGCGGTAGGCGGTCGCGTCGAGGGCCTCCACCGTCGCGATCAGGTGGGCGATGATGCCCTCGTAGTAGGCGGCTCCGGTCACCATACGGGCCGCCCTGGCGAGGCCATGCGGAAAACGCCGCTACCGCCGGTGCGCACGTTGGGGTCGTCCTCGCTGTACTGGATCTGGAGGTCTGCGGCGGCGCGAATCATGGCGAAGTGCGCGGTCTTCTTGGCGCTATCCCAGTCGTCGCCCACCACCGAGGGGATAGCCTCGATGGCGATCTGGACGGCGCGACAGAGCAGCCACAGGCGGTACCCGGCGACGGAGCGGATCAGCCAGGGGCGGCGCCCGTGGTCGATGAGGCGCTGGATGAGCTCGAAGTACGCGGCGTCGATCTGAGGCTGCCACCCCTCGTCGGTGCCGCTCGGGCCCTGGGCCTCGGGGATGCGGTAGCGCAGCTCCGGCTTGACCCGGTAGAGGTCGGCGGCGCTGATCGCGTTGGGTGGCACCCACTCGCACAGGAAGGCCTCCTCACGCCACTGGAAGAGGCCGTCGGCCATCGTCAGCGACCACTCGACAGTCCAGCCCGCCCCCAAAGCCTCCGAGGCCGCCGGCGTCAGGGTGTACTGAGCGGCCGAGGAGGAGACCGTCACCGCGGCCCCGGAGACCAGAGCGGTGAGGTCTGGGCGGCGCACCGTGACCGTGCCGGACACGGGAGCCTGGAGCGCCCCCGTGGACCCGTAGCGCACGGGCGCCTGGATCGTCTGCTCCACGGCACGCGACAGCAGGAGGGGGGCCTGCCGTGCTGGCGCGTACTGGGTGGAGCTCAGCGCCATTAGGCCACGGCTCGGGAGATCTCGCACCCGTAGACGCTGATCGACTTGGCGGCCACCGCGGCGGCCTCCACGCCGATGTAGGGGATCATGTCGGTGGCGTCGGTGAGCGCGGCGGTGGTGTAGAGGAGCTGGTCGTTGATGTACACCTTGGCCCGGCGGGTCGAGTCGATCACGATCTGGATGCGGTAGGTGGTCGAGACGGCCACCGTGATCGCCGTGCTGGTGGTGGTGTCGGTGCCGCCGATCGAGCTGATCACCTGCCACACGCCAGAGGCGACGCCGGCCTCGTAGCGCACGAAGACCTGGTCGTTGTCGGTGGCGACCGTCGGGGTGTTGGTGAGCTTGAGGCCCGCCCACACCTTCTCCGCGGTGATCGCGGCGCCCGTGCGGATCGTCGCCTCGTAGATCACCTCGCGGTCGGTGCCCCAGGTCCACTGGGTCCAGGCCGACTGGTTGGCGTCGAGGTGGGGGGCGAGGATGACCTGGTCGCCCGAGGCGCCCGCGGTGGTGAGGGTGATCCCGCCCTCGGCATTGAAGCTGGTCGAGGCGCTGACTCCGTTGGTGCCCAGCACCTCGAAGTCGGCGTCGGTGACCATCCGAACCGACTCGGCCGCGTTCTGGATGTCTGCGTTGATACCAGGCTTGCCTCGCGCGCCGGCGATCCAGACCAGCCCCGTCCTCGTGCGAGGCTGAGCGGGCCGCACGGGGAAGTAGGTCGTCCCGCCGTCTACGGTGATCGCGGCGACATCCTTGGGGGAGGCCGGCTTCTGGAGCGACTGCTTGGTGCGGAAGGTCGGCGAGGGAGCCATGTAGACCTCAGGTCGCGGGCGTGGGCGCGGTGAGCTCCGCGACGCCGGCCCGCTGGTGGAATTCCTTAGGGAGCTGCGCCAGATTGGCCCGCACCCGCGCCTTGACCGCCGGGGTCTGGGTCACGGCGGCGTCTCGGGACAGGGCGGTGAGCAGGGGGGCGATCGCGATCTCGACCTGCTCGGCGGACAGGGTGCCGTCGGGGCCGATGCCAACGAGGCTGACGAGGGAGCGGCGGAAGGCCAGCCAGCTCGACGTGTCGCGGCGCCAGTGGGTCTGGTTGCCGAGCTGCACGGGGACGTCCCAGGCGTCGCGCCAGAGCTGCGTCAGCCGCTCGCCGCTGTCCACGCCCTGCCACACGTTGAGGTAGGTGCTGGGATTGGGGCCGCGGGTGACGCCGTTGGCGGTCGCGGGGGTGTCGTGCGGGACGGCGCGGTAGCCCTGGCCAGTGAAGTAGGCGATGGCGCCCTCTCCACGCCCCAGGGCAGCCCCGTTGCCGTTGACCCCGGGCTCGTGGCTGGCCTTGATGAGCCGAGGCACCACGTAGCCCTCGATGCACTCGAGGTCCGACGGAGACACCATCCACGTCCAGGCGGAATTGCCGCTCTTGAAGCGAATCGGACCCGCTGCGGCGAAGCTGGGGGCGAAGCTGGGGGCGATCGGCTGCGATGCCCCCTGTGCGCTCGGAATGGCCATAGACGGGTCCTCCTCAGGACGTGGACAGGGTCGGGGTCAGGATCAGGTGCGGTACACGAGGGCGGCGGCGCGGACCTGCTCACGCCACCCGACGGCGGAGTGGCTGGCGGTCTCGTAGGTCGTCACACCACCACCGGCGCGGCGGGCCTCGACCGTCCACAGGCCCTGGTTCAAGACCATGGCCTCCGAGGGGTCGATTGTCACGATCTGGTGCTTGGAGTGAACCGCGCCCGGGGTGAGCACGATCCCGTAGGTGTCGCCACCCGAGGTGTCGAGCTCGCCGTTGAGGTAGTAGTCCACGCCGCCGAACGAACCCAGGTACGCGCCCTGCTGGAGCTGCGACTGGTAGCCCTGGGTCTGGGGGGCGAACTGGATCGCGCCGCCGAGGCTGAGGGCGTCGGCGCTGAGCTGGTTCCAGCCGCCGGCGGAGATCAGGCCGAGCCCGTTACCGGCGTTGCCCCTGTCCTTGAGGGCGGTGATCCCGTCGTTGACCGCGCCCCAGGAGAGGGTGCTGCCGCTGGTGCCGATCGTGTAGGTGGCCGAGGTGGCGAGGGCGGCGACGCGGTCGACGAGGTCGTTGGCCCAGGCGCCGAAGCTGTCTTGGAAGATCACGCCCTGCATGTAGGGGGTGAGCTCTCCGCGGAGCATCTGGGTCTGGAAAGCCCGCGCCATGTCCGAGACCTTGCGCACGATGGTACGGCGCGCGGGGGTCAGGGTGGCGGCGTTCGAGACGGAGAAGTTGGTCGCGGCGGCCTCGGAGCCCTCGGCGGAGGCGCTGAGCTTCTGGTCGCCGATCGTGGCGAGGCCGAGCGACATCCCGAGGGCGCCGCCGAGCTGGCCGATGGCCTGATCCTGGGCCAGCATCGCCTGCATGACCGGGTGGCCCAGCACGGCGCGATTCTTGATCGTGGCGTCGAGGGCGAGGAAGAGAAGGCGAGGTCCGACGGCGATGTTGGCATCGCCCAGGCCTGCGGAGGTGAGCCAGTTGCCAGCGGCCATGTGATCACGCGGGCGAGTCGTGGACCGAGATGCGCTCTCGTGGGCGGTGTGACTCGCTCTCCTGAGAGGCTACCCCACCGCTGGGGTCACGTCAACCGCGGGCGAGGGCGGCGATCGCGGCGTCGAAGTCTGTCGCAGCGTGGAAGGCCTCCATGCCGGTCGCCTTGGACGCCAGAGCGGTGCCACGATCCACGCCGGCGCCTCCCCATGGCGCCTGGGGCTGTCCTGGGGCGGCGCCGCGCTGGGGCTGGGCCTTGGGCGCCTCGACGGCCGGAAGGTAGCCCCGGAGCGGCGTAGGCACCTCGGGCGCTTGCAGCTTCGGGTCGGCGGCTGCGGCCTTGGTGGCGGCCACCTGCTGGCCCCACCAGTCGGAAGGGCTCTTGCCGCGGCTGTCCTTGGGCTGAGCGTCCCAGGCGCGGCGGACGGTCTCCCGGCCGAGAGGGTCGGTGACGCCGTGCTGGGTCAGCG